CAGTTCCTGAAGATAAATTTGAAGCATTTAAAGAAGACCCATCAATAAATCCACTGTCATTATTAAATCCTGAAATATTGATATTTGCTTTTGTAAGTTTCTTTTGTGCACCTACAGAATCAACAACGACAAAGAAATCGCCATCTGCATCTGAAGCTGAAGTTGTTAATTCATCTAAGTCTATTGCAAGTGTTGGTGTAGACCCTTCACCCGAAGCTGCTCCTGTGATACCTTCGCCTGCAGTAATTGAAGCTACATAGTCTCCAGTTGTGTTAGTTGTTAAAGTAACTGTATTTAATTCTGCTATAGAGCCTAACCCTAAAGAGGTTCTGGCTGTTGCACCAGACTCAGCAACAAAATTAGCACCATCACCAACAATAAAATTTCCATTAGTAACAGCAAGTCCAGCTACATCTTGTAATTGTTGGTCAAGTCTTGCATTTGGAATCGTTCCTGAAGAAATATTACTTCCATTTAAATTTGTTAAATTAGCTCCACTTGCTGCAGGTAAAGTTGCTGGAAATCTTGCATCAGGGACTGTACCAGAGTCTAAGTTTGAAGCATTTAATGAGGAACCATCAATAAACCCACTGTCGTTATTAAAACCAGAGATATTAATACTTCCTTTAGTTAATTTTTTTTGACCTCCTATAGAATCAACTACAGGAAAAAAGTCTCCATCAGTATCTGAAACAGAAGTTGTAAGCTCATTTAAATCTAGTGCTATTGTTGGAGTAGATCCTTCTCCAGTCCCGTCTCCCGTAATACCAGTTCCAGCTGTTAATGACGCAACATAATCTCCAGTAGTATTTGTTGTTAGTGTAACTGTATTTAATTCTGCGATTGAACCTAAACCCAGTGTTGTTCTTTGTGCTGCAGCATCTGCATCATCTAATAATGCTTTACCTGCAGTTGTTAAATCAAAAGTTCCTGCAGTACCTGAACCTGTAAATTGAATTCCTTTATCTGCTGCTGAAGTTAATCCCCCAATTGCTGCAAGGTCAGCGTCTAGTCTTGCATTATCTACAGTTCCAGTTGCTAAGTTAGATGCATTTAAATTTGTTAAGTTAGCTCCATTGTTTGCAACAATGTCTCCACCCCCATCAAGGATAACGGCTTTGGATGCTGGTAATGTACAAAATACATCTTTAGTTCCTGCAGAAAAATTTACTGCAGCATCACTATTTGATGATGATAAAATTGTGTCTCTTGATAAAGTTCCTGCACCAACAGTTCCTAGTCCTACTTCAAATTCACCATTAGAATTTACAATTGAATAATATGTTGTGTTAGTATTTCCAATTGCAGATGAAAAAGTTTCAAAGCCAGTTATTGCTCCTGCAAGTGTAAGGGTTCCTGTACCAGTAGTGGTAGAGGTTTCTTTTACTCTATCATTAACAACCAAAGCCATTTTAACTCCTTTTTAATTACGCTAATCTTAAAATTGCTGCAGACGTTGTAAACGCAGGGAATTGAATTGTAAACGTCCCAGACGTTGCAGTTTTATCTGATCCAAAATCTAAGACAGCCACTGCATCAGTAGTACCAGTACCACCGTCAGTAGTTGTATTATAAATCAAAGCTCCCCTAGCAGTAAGTGTAACTCCAGTAAAAGATAAATTAGCGAAGTTAGTAATAGCGACTCCTGATGAAACTTTAACACCTTGGTTAACTAAGGCTCCCCCGCCAGCTGCGTACTGCCCTGAATCAGCAACTTCATTTGAGGTAGTATAATTTTCAGTTGAAGCACCTAACGTTGCTACTGATGTGTAAAGCGCTAATTTGTAAGTATCAGATGCTGCATCAAAATCGTGTTTTCCTTGAAGTAATTCTTTTTTAAATGAATTACATATTGCGTTTGTTGTTATTGCCATAATTTTTCTCCTTTATAATTTTATGGTGACGGTGAATCAACTTTAACTCTTGGTACACCATCATCAAATTCTGCACGTCTTCTTCTTCCCATTTGTTGAAGAGCAAAATTCTGTATTTCTTCATTATACTTACTTTTATAGAGGTTGTATATATCCAAAGGACCTTTTAAGTAAGAAAATGCCTCTACTAATACACCATGCAGTAACATAGATTCTTGGTATTGGGATAAGAAAGTATTATTACTTGCTGTAAATTGTGGTGGATTAATAATATAATTAATTTGTATAGTATACGCAGAATCTGGTGTAGGGGCCACAAGAATATTAAAATCGTCCCAATTAGCCCAATATTTAGGGAGTCCTGTTGCACCACTATTATTATATTCAGAAATAAAACTAGTATCTCTTTTTTCTAAAAAAGTTCTATTACTTCCATTTATAACTTGAACGGATCTCATAATAATGCAATCTGCTGGAAGACTTACATATCTATTTCCAGAAGTGAATGTTGAAGTAGAATATTTTCTTAAATCATCATAATCAACTTTACCTGCAATATCAAGTTCAACAGATCTGATAAAATTTTGAATAATTGAATCCGTTAAAACACTACTACCTACTTCAGTATAATCTCTAATTTGTGTTAAAAAATTTGCATAAGTAATAGCCATTATGAAATCTCCACAGTTACAGATCTAAGTTGAATAGATAATTGCCTTCTTCTATTTTGTGCAGATCCGTCAGTTGGCTGCATCCCACCTTGTTTAGTTTCAAATGAAAAATCTCCTGGTAAAGTTAAGTTTGCAACCCCTACAGTAATACCTCCAGAATCTGCATATAAACCTGATATCAAAGTAGGTTGTTGAAATTTTTGTGATCTTGTATTTTTTAAAGCTATCGCATCTGCTTTGTGATAAGGTGGATCCAATTGTGGATGCTTTGGTTCATATTCAGATATATGGACTAAAGAACCGTTCCATTCTTTTACCATTTCTGTGTATGGAAAAGCTTGTCCACTTCTATCAGATATAGCTTGTGATCTTTTACCTCTTGCGTAAGACATTAGACACCATCTCCAAAGTAAGTTTGTGGTGAAATGTAAACAGAAGTTCTAGAACCATCTTCATTCAGAGCTCTTAATAATTCATCTTCATATAATTGTTTTAAAACTTGTATTCTATCCGGTGCTTTCTTTTGAGATAAATAATACGCTAATCCTGCACACATACATGGTAAAAATCTATAAGCAATATCTGCAGTATTTGTAAATGCACCTGCGTCTTCTAATCTATTAATTGTATAATATTTTAAAGTTGTATAAGTTAATGCATCTGGCGCTAAGTATAAACTAATCGTAGGTGTAGTTTGTCTATTCACATAATATTGTGAAGGTTGTCCAGTTGCTAACTTATTTGGTAAAGCAGCATACGCTGATCTATCAATTTTTGTAAGTGAAATATCGTTAGTAGATGAATTATCCCCTGCAGATGCAGTTGTAGAAATGTACGCTTCTAATACATCATTAACATCTGTTGGAGTACTATAAGTTGCAGTTCCTGCAGTTAAGGCTTGTTCATTGAGTTGAACTTTCCAAAGGTGAATACCTCTGTTTCCCCATTCAGCAAATAAAAGATTTAAACTTCTTCTGGCACTTCTTATATCATTACCACTATTGGTTCGCATACCACATCGTTCATATGCTTCCTCAATAATATCATCGATCTGTAAATCGAATGTTGTGGTTCCTGATGTTGCCATAGTTCATTACATTAAATCTTTATAGTAATCCATAGATTTACCAGGGATTAAATCTTCATCTTGTAGACCCATACCAGAAGTTCTAGCTGCGCCATAACCTTGTTTCATTTCACCACCCATAGATTTTTTCTTAACTACATCTCTTACATCTTTTGCATCTGGGAGTTTAATTGATTTTACATATTTAGAAACATCATCTTCTTCTTTTTTACCTGTAACCATTACACCTTTTTTAGCTTTCATCATTTCACCACCTTTGGCTTTTTTAGGTATATTTCTTCTAACTCTTTCAGCTTCCTTATCACTTATCTGAGCTCCTGCTAATTTTTGAATAGTTTTTGCAGCCGCGGCTGATGGGCTAGCTGCACTCCCTAATTTTTTAAGAGCATCTTTAAGTTTTTGTTTTGTATCTGAAGAATCTGGTTTAGTATTTTTAATACGATTCTCTAATAATTTTTTAAGTCTAGCTTTTCTAGTAGGGTCGTTAGACATTTTTGCAGCTTGCTCTGGAGTAGGTCTAAACATCATATCTGTCATTTTACCTTCTTTAGCTTTCATCATGCTTCCTTTTTTAGCATAACCCATTTTATTTCTTACATCTGTAGGTAGTTTACCTAGTGATTTCTTTTTGTCCGCTGGGACTGGTTTTAAATTCTTCATAATTCTCCTTAAAATTTTATACGTCTATCATAC